AAAGCTACACAGCCAACAAATACATGACCTACACGTTATTAGATGGCGATCTAGATCAATCTGGGCTATGGCAGCTAAAAGGCGAGGCTACTATGACGGCTACTAAGGTTATCTATGGCGATTACAAATATATATCCGTATTAGATTGATATAATCAATGAATTTTCAGGTATCAATAGATTAAAACGATGCACCGATAGGAGGTGATCAAATCTAAAGGAGCTTACCCGACAAATAGGGTAAAGGATGACCCGCCTAACTTATGATACAATTCATTAAAACCACCTAAACGGGTGATTAATGGAAAACAGAGACAATGTAGTAAGCCTAACGCAGTACAAGGTAGACAAAGAGGCCGAAAAACAAAAAGAGGATGATAAGCAGCGTTTCACTTACGAGGCTTATTTCTTCTTTGATGATGATTACATTAACGAACCAGATACCAATGATAAGGATTAGATGATATGAGAAAACTAATTAATTACATCAAGTCGTTATTTGAAGATAGAGAGCCTATTGATGATGTTTTCGAAGAATGGCAGGAAGAAATGCGAAAAGTAGAACAATTCCAAAGAAATCAAATCGTAGAAGCAACAGAAGATCAGCTAAACGAATTACACAATGCAGGCGTATTAGAAGTTTACTATGAGACAGAGAGAGTATTACACTAATGGCCGGTGGCAGACCTCCAAAATATACAACAGTAGAGCAGCTTGAGAAGCTAATAGAGCATTACTTTGCTAATGAGGCTTTTATAGGTGAGGGAGACAATAGACAGTTTGTGCCAACGATGGCAGGACTAGCTTATGCGTTAGATTTAAGTCGTCAGGGTCTATTAGAGTACAGCAATAAAGATCAGTTTTCTGACGCTATAAAGGATGCAAGGCTAAGAATAGAGATTTCACTAGAGCAACGACTAGCCGGAAACGCTGTTACAGGTACAATCTTCAACTTAAAGAACAACTTTGCGTGGAAGGATAAAACCGAGACAGAGCATAGCGGAGTGGTAGGCATATCGGACTTAACAGATGAACAGCTTGATTCAAGACTCAACGCCATCGTTGAATCGCAAACAAAAGATTGAGCTAATCCAGCTCTTAGAAGAAAAAGAAAAGCGCGAGCGTGAAAACATGCTTGCCAACTATTCCCCATACCCCAAACAAATAGAATTCCATAATGCCGGCACTGATTATACTGAACGCTGTCTTATGGCAGGTAATCAGCTAGGCAAGACATTATCAGGCGCAATGGAAGCAGCTATGCACGCTACTGGTTTATATCCTGATTGGTGGGATGGTAAGCGGTTTAGCCGTGCTAATGTTGGTTGGGTTGGTGGTATCACTGGTGAAGTTATCCGAGACACAACACAGAGACTATTATTAGGTCGTGTTGAGTCAGATCAGGTAGGACAAGGCAGTATTCCAAAGAACTGCATATTAGGTGTTCAGCGGGCTATGGGTACACCTAACTTGATGGATCATATCAAGGTAAAGCATATTGACGGTGGCGTGTCGATTATATTCTTTAAGTCTTACGCCAATGGTAGACAGAAGTTTCAGGGCGAGACAATAGATTGGATATGGTTTGATGAAGAACCCCCACAAGACATATATAACGAGGGATTAACTAGAACCAATGCAAAGGGTCAGTTTGGTATATTGACCTATACCCCATTACTTGGCATGTCCACAATCACGCATAAATTCTTACAGGAAGCATCCGAGAATCAGATAGTTATTAACATGACTATTGATGATGTAGGTCATTATTCCGATGAAGAAAAAGAGATTATTCTAGCCTCATATCCAGACCACGAAAGAGAGGCCCGCGCAAAGGGCATCCCTATTATGGGGTCAGGTCGTATCTTTACGGTGTCGGAAGATAAGATTGTTGAAGACCCATTAACAGTAATACCTAAACACTGGGCGCAAATAAACGGCTTAGACTTTGGATGGGATCATCCGCAAGCTTGTGTTAATTTAGCTTGGGATAGGGATTCAGACGTTATACACGTTACTAAAGAATTTAGAGAGTCAAAATGCACACCTATCATGGCAGCAGCAACGGTTAAGAAGTGGGGCGATTGGATACCTGTTGCATGGCCGCATGATGGCTATCAACATGATAAAGGTTCGGGTAAACAGTTAGCAGACCAATACCGAGATGCAGGATTAAACATGCTTAGAGAACATGCAACACATGCAGAGGGTGGAAATGGTGTTGAGGCTGGTATAATGGAAATGCTCGATAGAATGGAGTCAGGCCGGTTCAAAGTATCAAGAGACTTAATTGCATGGCTTGAAGAATTTAGAATGTATCACCGTAAAGACGGAAAGATCATTAAAGAACGTGAGGATTTAATGGCGGCTACTCGTTACGGTGTAATGATGTTACGAAAGGCAGCGGCACAAACAACCCCTCAAGCCCTTAATTTTACAAGTGAGTTTTAACAATGGAACAGACAGACGAATTAAAAGATATTCACAAAGCCTCGCTTGATGCTTTCGCGCTGTCGGAAGAGGCAGAGAAAGACCAAAGAGAGAAGGGCGTAGAAGATATGCTCTTTGTTGATTCTGAGGAGGGCCAGTGGGATGATCATGCAAAGACAGCCCGCAAAGGTCGTCCAATGTACACCATTGATTTAACTAGTGAAGCCCTTAACCAGATGATAGGTGAGCAGCGACAAAGCCGCACTCGTATCAAAATATCGCCTAACGGTGGCGGTGCTGATAAAGATACCGCTAATATATTCGATGGTATTATTAGAAAAATAGAACAGCAAGCCGTATCAGCTTATGACAATTCATTCAAAGAGAAGTTAAAGGGTGGTTATGGTGGCTGGCGTTATTTAACCCAATACACAGACGAAAACCCATTTAATCAAGAGATAGTACCCTCTCCTATTAACTCGGCTGTAACATCATTATATTTTGATGTAGATGCTAAAGAGTATGATAAGAGCGATTCGAAAAGAGCTTGGTTAATCACTGATATGTCTTATTCTAAATTTAAGGCTGAATTTCCAGACGCATCACTAACAGACTTTAACCAGCCTGAACTAAGAAAGGGCAATTGCGCTAATTGGTTTAGTAAAGATTCTTTACGTGTGGCTGAGTCATGGGAAAAGGAAGATGTCACTAAAAATATAGCGTTAATGTCAGATGGTCGAGTGATTGACATTGATGAGGCTAAAAACCTGTTAGATGAGCTTGAAAAGGACGGCATAACGATTGTTAAAAAGCGCCCTGTTAAGTCTCACAGGGTAGTTATGTATAAAATGAATGGTGCGGAAGTATTAAGCGGCCCTCATGCGTGGGATGGTAAATACATTCCTTTAGTCCCTGACTATGGCGAAATATCGCACGTAGGAAATAAAACCTATGTGCGCGGCAAGGTTAGGAAGGCGAAAGACGCGGCTAGAATTTACAACTACACGACCTCATCAAAGGTAGAAAGCACAGCTTTATCTGGTAAAGATCCGCTGTTAGTTACTGATGCAATGATAAAGGGTCATGAGCAAGATTACATAACAATGGGGTCATCTAATAAGCCTGTAATAAAATTTAATCCAGACCCAGAAGTACAGGGAGGCGTACCATTTAGACTGGGCGCACCCGCTATGCAAACCGCATTAATTGAGCAGACTCAGCAAGCATCAAATGATGTGCATTCTACATTGGGCATTCATAACCCCGCATTAGGTAACGCACCTCAATTACTAAGCGAAAAGGCGGTATTAGATCAAGCTGAAAAGGGTGATAGAGGGTCGTTCGAATACAGCGACAACCACGAGAAGTCAAAGTTGTATGGGGCTAAGATATTACTAGACCTTATCCCGAAGGTTTATGACACCGCGCAAACTATCCAGATACTAAATGCTGATGGTTCGCTAGAATCGCATGATATTAACATCGAATCGGTTGGTAAGTTTGGCGAGCAAATGAAAGATGAGCAGACAGGCAAAATAATAAAGATCAATGATTTATCACGCGGCACATATACGGCAACGGCTGAAACTGGCCCGACTTATAAGACCATGCGGAAGGAAGCGGTAGCACAGCTAACAGAGATGGCAGCGGTTAGCCCGATGTTCGAACAGTTATCAACTGACTTAATCGCTAAGAATATGAATATTCCAGAATCCGATGAGATATATTCGCGCATTAGAAAACAGATGATCAGTCAAGGGTTTATAGACCCTACTGATGAAGAAATTGAAGAGTTAGGGCTAGGCCAAGAGAAGCAGCCAAGCAAAGACGAGCAAGCTTTAATTGATAATGTCAATATGCAGACAGAAGAGATGGCCGTAGGTATTGAAAACACAGAAGCTAAGACACAAGAAACCCTTGTTAAAACTCAGACAGAGGCAGTAGAGGCGTTTAATAAATTGATTGAGGCTTTCCAGAAACAGAAAGACTTAGGCATACCGCTAACACCAAAACAAGAACAGCTCTTAGTCACTCAAGCTGATATTGTGGCGGACGCTCAAGACATCACACAGGAAGGCCAGCCAAACAGCGAACAAGCGGCTGATATTATCCAACAATTGCAGACAGGACAACTAACAGAGCAAGATTTGCAATGATTGTATAAATCAATCAATAGTTTTATAATGATAGACAAGGTTACGAATGCCTAATCATTCGGCTAAATACTCAAAAATGAGGCGATAAGATGGAAGAACAGCAGGCTGTACTTGAAGGTGAGCAAGGCGAAGTAGTTGAGCCACAAAATAACGAGGCAACAACAGAAGCAACTAGCGAACCAGTGGAATCAGCACCCACAGAAGATGCGGGAAAGGACGGTGTCCAGAAACGTATCGACAAAATAACGGCAGAGAAATACGGCTACAAAAGACAAGTAGACGACCTGAAAGATGAGCTGAATCAATTAAAAACCAGCCCTTCTACAGAGGTAGTACAGCCACAAGGCAAGCCAACACTAGAGCAGTTTGATTTTGATGAGGGTCAATATCAATCAGCATTAATCTCTTACGAGGTTGATCAGCGTTTAACGGCAAGCCGAGAGGCAGCAAAAAAAGAGCAGGCAACATTAAAACGTCAAGAGATTGATAGTGCTTATGATGCTAACGAAGGTAAATACGCAACTGAAAACCCTGAATACGTTAATGATGTTCAGAATCTACCGCGATTTAACAACGATACTCTTTCAATGATCAAGGCACAGGAAAACGCGCCTAATTTGGTGCATTACTTAGGGAAAAACCTTGATCTAGCAAATACTATCGCGTCACTCGACCCAATTAACGCAGCGGTGCAAGTTGGGATTATTTCAGCCAAGTTATCTGCACCAATTAAACCCGCTGTTACTCCAAGTACAGCAGCAGATCCCATTGACCCGATAAGTTCAGGCGGTAGTGTTAGCACTGAAAATAACGAGCATGGGGTTGTATATGAATAAAGGATAGACAATGGCTAATAATTTAGACAGTAACGTAACGCGACAGCTTGCAAAGGTTTTTACAGACTCTTTCGAGTCGAGCAGAGTTCTTTCAAAAAATGTTGATACCCAGCTTTTATCTGGTCGTTTCAGCCCAGATAGCGGCACAACCGTTGACTTTAAACGTCCTACAGATTACGTATCAAAACGTACTTCTGACGGTGACATTTCAGGCGGCACACGCGCAGACATTATCACAGGTAAAGCAACGGGTACGGTTCAAGATATGTTTACCGTAGATGTTGAATTTACTCGTGTTGAAGAGGCGCTTCACTTAGGTCAGCTAGAGCAGTTAATTGCTCCAATGGCTACACGTATCAAAACTGATTTAGAGGTCGATTTTGCATCTTACATGATGAAAAACGGCAACCTTTCAGTGGGCGCACCCGGTACACCAGTTTCTACATGGGCGCATATCGCAGAAGCGGGCGCAATGATGGAAAGCACTGGTGTACCAATGGATAATGATTGGTGTTATACGGTTAATCCATACACGCAAACAACTTTAGCAGGCGTTGATCGTGGTCTAGGTAATATTCCTACAGGCGACTTCTCGGCAGCACATCGTAAGGCAATTATCACAGAAGATTTCGCAGGCATGAAGGTTATGAAAGCGACAACTTTGGATAGCTACACTATTGCAGCGGGTGCAGATAGAGCGGGTACATTAACGTCAGCACCAACGGCTACATATGTAGGCGCTAAAGACACAATGACCCAAACCCTAGCGGTAACTGCTTTTCAGGCTAACTTAGTTGTTAAAGCTGGGGAGACTATTCAGGTAGCGGGTTCGAATCGTTTAAACCTTTCTACTCGACAGCCAATTGTTGACGGTTCAGGTGCAAATATCCTGTTTACTGGTACGGTTCAGTCTGATGTTACTTTAGGTGCATCGGGTGAAGGCAATATCGTTATCGCTGGTGCGGGTATTTATGAGGCAACAGGCGCATATAATACTATCGATGCAGCTTTAGCTAACGGTGCTGTAGTGACATTACTAGGAACGGCTGGCGACATTGTTCAGCCCAACTTGTTCTGGCATAAACAGGCTTTCTCAATCGGTTCAGTACCTATTCCTAAATTGTTTTCTACGGATACATTAGCAACAACGGAAGACGGCTTGCAAATCCGAGTTAGTAAATACTCAGATGGTGACGCGAATAAGCAGATTGTACGTTTTGATTTACACCCTGCATACGCAACACTTAATCCGTTCTTTGCGGGTCAAGGTCACGGCTAATATCGACTAATAGTGAGGGTGTAAAAACCCTCCTGTTTTCTCATCAAATCAAGGAATAATCATGGACATATGGGTTAAACCAAACGGCACAGAGCTAGTGCTAAACGATCAACCGGCAACCATTGAAGCGGCAAAAGCCAATAAATGGAAGCTAAAAACTGAAAAGAAAGAAACATCAAAGAAAGAGAAAAAAACTTCTAAAGGCTAAACACAATGGCAACAGCACTCGACATAGTAGAAGGCATGTTTTCAATTATCGGTATACGTGCGGCTGAAACACCTATCGAGGCTAGTATGGCAAACGAGGCCTTAACTATATTTAATGATTTAGGTGTTGAATGGGAGCTAACAGGCGCTAACTTAGGTTTTGCCCCTGTCAATGACTTGGCTGATGAAGTGCGTATCCCTCGTGGCGCTCACAGTGCGTTTAAATATAATGGTGCGGCAAGATTAGCGCCTATCTACGAGGTATCATTAAGCCCTGAGAATGTATCGATTGCTAACAATACATTACGAACTATGATGACTATTTATCGTAAACCGTTAAACATTGTATACCCTGATACACTACCAATGGGTGAAGCTAACGGGTGTAGTAATTATTTAGATGATGATAATTTTTACCCAATAGTCGAAAAGGAAAACTTCTAAGTGGTTGAGTTACCCATAGCCACTGGGTTTTATGAGGATGCTAACAAACCTATTGCCTCTCAAGAGTGCATTAACTTCATACCTCAAATCCCACAGGCCAATGCTATATCACGCGCTCAATTAATCGGCTCTGATGGTATCGAACAGTTTGCTACAACGGGCAATAGCTCAAGTCGTGGCGGTCATGTTATGGGCGGTATTGCTTATAGCGTAAATGGTAATGTTTTTTATCGAATTAACTCAGATGGTACTACTACCAGCTTAGGCGCTATTACAGGTACAGGGCGTGTATCTATGGCTGATAATGGAATACAGATATGTATTGTAGTGCCTAATGTAGCGGGCTATATTTACAGTGTTTCAGGTGGATTACAGCTAATAACCGATACTGACTACATCAACACGCTAGGGCCATCTCAGCAGGTCGTATTTAAAGACGGCTATTTCATCCATTATAACAACGTCAATAATGCCTCGAATAAACCTATATTTTTTATATCTAATGTTAATGACGGTTTGCTTTATAACGCTTTAGACTTTGGCACAGCGGAGGCCGACCCTGACAAAATAACCGGCTTACATGTTAATGGCGCTAAGCAATTATATGTATGTGGCGATGAAACTATGCAACTGTATCAAAACATAGGTGGTGCTGATTTTCCTTATCAAGCTATATCAGGGGCAACGATTCAAAAAGGAATTGATGCTAAGTTTTCGTTAATTGATTTTGATGGCGGCTTTGTTGGTGTGGGCGGTGGTGCGAATGATCAACCGGCTATATGGAAGTTTACAGGTGGCGGACTACAAAAGATTAGTACGACTGCGATTGATAACATCTTGCAACAATCCACACAGGCAGAAATAGAGCGAATATATACCAGCACTTATTCAGCTTTTGGTGGGTTCTTTGTTAATTTTCACATGAAAAACAGATGCATGACGTATGACGCTGGAACGGGTCTATGGCATGAACGCAAATCAAAGGATTTAGAAGGTAGACCGATTGCGTGGCGCGTAAATGGCATTATCAATGCTTACGGCTTTAATCTGGTAACTGATAACCAAGATGGGCGTATAGGTAAATTAGACCGTGATATATACGAAGAGTACGGTATAGCAGTGAATCGCAGCGTATCCACTATCCCCTTCCAGAATCAAGGCGAGAGAATCCGTGTTGCTAAGATACGCTTAAGCTGTGAGTCTGGCGTGGGATTGGAAGAGAAACAAAAAAGCACGTTCCCGCTTAAGTTTCCTTACACTTTTGGCGATGATGATTTGATTGATGGGGTAGACCCTCAAGTATCAATGTCTTTCTCTGATGATGGGGGTTATACATTTGGAAACGGGGTAAGGCGCTCATTAGGGGTAGAGGGTAATTACAGAATACAGCAAGTTTGGTTTAGAGGCGGTCAGATAGCTAATGTTCGTGTTTATCGGTTTGCATTCAGCGACCCTGTAAAGTGTGTTGTTAATAAACTAGAGGCGCAATTCGCATGATCATTGCATTAGAGCGTTTTGTATCTTGGTTAAACAGCGACAATATACCAACACAGCGAACGGCTGAATATATAGAGGCACTGACTAGAGAGGTTAATTTAAACACACCTATAGTCGGTACAGGTTCACCGGAAGGCGTGGTGACTGCAAGCCCTAGACAGCGATACATGGATGATGCAGGTACAGCGGGTGCTATTTTGTATATTAAGAAAACCGGAACGGGTAATACAGGTTGGATATTAACATGAGTTTTTTCGTACTTGGATTACCTCGATCTCGCACCGCTTGGCTGGCTAATTTCCTGACTTATGATGGTCATTTTTGTTATCACGAAGCGGTCAATGGCTGCTCTAGTGTTGGCGAGTATAGAGAAAAAATAGCGAATTGTGGTGACAGTACAACAAATGTATTGATGTTTGATTATGAAAGAGAATTTCCAGATTCAAAAATAGTCATCATTCACAGCGACATTAACAGATCAATAGAGTTTGGCGAAAGGGTATTTAAAGCAGATATGACGGAATTAATGGGACGATCAAACGAAAGACTATCAACCATTAACGGGCTTCATATTATGTTTGAAGATATTAACGAGCGATTAGGCGATATATGGCGCTACTTGTTTGGTGTTGATATGGATAAAAAAAGAGCGGAATTTTTAACCTCGTTAAACGTGCAGATAAAAGATGTATTTGACATTGATGCAGACGCAATAAAGAAATTAAATAAAGAGGTATCACTATGCCATTCATAATAGGCGGGGCGCTTTTAGTAGGTGCTTATGGCGCTCATCAGGGCGGCAAGGCAGCAGAGAGAGGCGCTGAAATTCAATCACAATCAGACCTTGCAGGCGTAGAAGAAACGCGCAGACAGTTTGATATAACACAAGAGCAATTCAAGCCGTTTAGAGAGGCCGGAGTTAGTGCGTTAGGTCAACAGCAAGCTTTACTCGGATTATCGGGGCAGGAAGCACAGCAGCAAGCCTTTGCAGGGATACAGGAATCACCCGCGCAGCAATTCTTACGAGGCAGGGCAGAGCGTGGATTAATCAGAAATCAGGCCGCTATTGGTGGTCTAGGTGGTGGTAATATTCGCACAGCCTTACAACAGCAAGGCGTGGATTTTGCACAGCAAGATATTAGCAACCAATTTAATCGATTGGCGACATTAACGGGTGGTGGTCAAGCGGCTACTTCTACGGTCGGTCAATTAGGCGGCAAGGCAGCACAAAGCATAGCAGCGGGCTTAAGTAGTTCAGGGGCGGCTCAAGCTTCTGGTATACTAGGAGCACAACAGGCACAAGGCCAGTTCTTAGGTCAGATTGGTAGAGGCTTAGCGGGTGGCGCGGTAGGTGCTAATACTGCCGGTGTTGGTTTCGGGCGTGGTTTTGGTGTTGGATTATTAGGTTAAGGAATTATCATGGCGTTAGTAGATTCAAGAGGCTTTAATTTAAACCCTAGTTTTCGAGTTGCGGGTGGTGGTGCTAATTTCGCTAATCAGTTGCAGCAATTCGGGCAGCGTAATATTGTACAGGGTAAAAAGGAAGAAATACGCAACATCCTATCTCAACAACAGGGCGCGCAGCCTGAACAGCCACAAATGCAGACAGATGCAAGCGGTCAGGTTATACCGCAAACAGCGCCCGTAGGATTAACGTTAGAGCAGAAAAAAGAAGCAGCCCTCTCTATTGACCCTGCTCTAGCTCAAAAGATGTTCAAAGATGCGGGTATTGATGACGCGTCACAAAGATCGGAAGCGTCTAGGTTTGCAGCTCAACTTGAAACAACCCCTTTTGCTGAAAGATCGGGCTTAATTAATGCGCGTATTCAGAAATTACAATCAGAGGGTCGTAATTATGATGCTACCTCTAAGTTATTAGGCGCTACTGAGGAAGAACAAAACCAAGCAGCTTTAGGCATACAGTTGGCAGACTTATCGACTAAAGAGCGGACGGGGTTAAAAGCTCAACATGCTAGAGGTAGATCAGCAACACAGAAAGCCTTTGCTCCTATTACAATCGTTAATGATAAAGGCGAGAAGAGATTGGTTTCTCCAACGGTTGACAACCTAACAGGTGAGGCAAAATTAGCGCCTTTCTCTGTACCAGAAGGATTTAGGATTTCCGAGGAGACAGATGAAGAAAAACGCGCGGCTAATGTTTTGGCAGAAGGGCAAAAAGCAAAACAGAAAGTACAGGCAAAAGGTCAAGCGCAAAGACAGCAGTTATCAATAGATAGAGGTCTAGACGCTGCCGATGGGTTTGCTAATATTCAAAGGGCGATAGACTTGCTTGATCAAGTTGAAACTGGTGGCATTGACGCGGTTTCATTGAGAGCGCAGCAAATATTTGGTATCGAGGGCGCAGACCAAGCCGAATTGTCTAATCGAATGGGTAAGGCTGTTTTGTCTCAATTGAGAGCTACTTTTGGTGCTGCATTTACCGCTAAAGAGGGTGACTCTTTGGCTAGAATAGAGGCTGGATTTGGCAAGTCAACAGAAGGCAATAGAAGGCTTCTTGAACAAACCAAGAGAATTATATTAAGAGCGGCAAAGCGTGGAATTAGAGCAGCAAGAGAGCAGGGCGATACCGCTACAATGCGAGACATACAAGAGGCTCTTAAGTTTAGATTAGGCGAAGCGCCTGCAAGCGAGGCAGCAATAACCGAGCCACAAGCAGCACCAGCTAATCAAGATCAGGAGGCTTTAAACTGGGCTAAACAAAACCCAAACGACCCAAGGGCCAAGCAAATAATGCAGATACAAGGGGCTAACTAATGCCTTTTGACCCTGATTCGTATATAGCCGAAAAAACAAAACCAGCGGGCTTTAATCCTGATTCATATATTGCGGGTAAAACACAAGCGCCCGTTCAGCAGGTAGCGCCACAACCTCAGCAACAGTTTACAGATGTGCCACCCCCAGAAGGCCAAGAGCCAGCACAGGAAGAACAGGGCGCATTAGATGGTGTTAGGCAGGCGATTATAGATAATCCAGCGGGCGCGACTGTTGCGGAATTTGGTAGTGCTGTGAATCGAGGCGCTATTAACTTGTTAGACTTCTTTGGGCCTAAAGCGATTAATTCAGCTTTAGAGCTTGCGGGTGTTGAGGCTAGAATTCCTGAAATTGGCGAGACTGAACTAGGCAAGGCGGCTGCTACTGGTGAATTTATGCAGGATGGCTTAGCTAAACGCGCGGTTAGAACAGCGGGTGAGTTTGTAGCTCCTACTGCGGCAGTTGGTCAGGTAGCACGAACAGCAGCGGCAGCAGTACCAAAAATAGCAGAATTAACAACCGGCCAAAGAGTCACGCAAGCATTATCTCAACCAGCCGCACCGGAAGCGATAGCGGGCGCATTATCAGGCGCGGGCCGTGAAGTAGGTGGAGAGGCAGGCGAAGCAATAGCAGGCGAGACAGGCCGAGAAGTAGGCGAATTAGTAGGCGGTGTATTAGCTCCAATTGGCGGTACTTTAGCTAAAGAATCTGGTAAGCTGTTAGTTACTAAAGGCGCTAAAAAATTACTGAATGAAACAGCGCCCACTATTGACGGCTTAAAAACAGCCGCAAGGAAGGTATACAATGAGCTTGATAGCTTTGGTGTTACTGTTAATTCTAGCAGCGTTAATGGATTATCAAAACAACTCGAATCTTTAGTAAGAAAAGAAGGGTTTAACGCGACAATTCATCCTAAAGTTAGCGCGGCCCTTAAAGAGTTCAAATCTGCATCTGGATCAAATCAGTCGCTTTCAGAAATTGACATTCTAAGAAAGATTACTGGTTCAGCCGCTAGAAGCACTGAGCCAGATGAGGCTAGATTAGGCTCATTAATGACTAATAGAATTGATGACTTCCTTGACAATCTAAATAAAGCTAATTTCTCTACAGCATTTAATAAAGATGTGGGGGCAAAATACCGTGATGCGCGTCAATTATGGCGAAGGGCTAAAAAGTCAGAATTAATAGAAACAGCATTTACGAAAGCAGGCGATCAGGCCAGCGGCTTTGAAAATGGAATTAGAGTTCAATTCAGATCTATTTTAAATAACACTAAGAAATCAAAAGGTTTCACCAAAGACGAACTCGCTGCAATGCGTGAAGTTGTCAGAGGCACTAACTTGCAGAATGTAGCCAAGATGATAGGCCGCTTCGGATTCAGTGAAGGCCAAGCCTCTAATATGCTGATGGGTTCTATGGGTGTGGCTGGTGGTGCGGCTGTAGGCGGGCCAGCTGGTGCGGTTGCCGTCCCATTAGTGGGGCAAATATCAAGGACATTAGCCAATAAACTAACCTCTAAAGGCGCTAAAGGTGCTGATATTATCGTAAGGGCTGGCAATAACGGGCTTGGTGTAGTGAAAGCCTATATGAAAGCCGTACCAGCTAAACAACGAAGCCCTCAAGAGCTAACAGAGTTATTGCTTAGACCTAGTATAAGCCTAGACAAATTAAAGCAGGCGGCCAAGTTTGCGCCATCAAATCAGAAACAATTAATCAATGATGCTGCGTTTCTTGTGAATTCGATCAAGTCTATGCAATCTGAGGAAGAAACAAAATGACAATGTACACAACCCCTATAGAGCAGATTAGTGACGGCAACGGAGACCCGATTGTAGGCGCTAAGAAGTTTCTATTTAGCGTAGGCACTACCACAAAGAAAACAATTTACAGCGATTCAGCTTTAACAGTTGCAAGGGCTAATCCTGTCCTATCGGATGCAGACGGTCGTTTCCCTCAGTTTTTCCTTGATGGCTTATACGATGAAGAACAGCAAGATAACACCGGCACAGCTACCGGCTACGATGGCGCTACTTTATGGGGGCCGATTCCAGTTGGAGAAGTTGCAGAGGGCGCATTTACTCTATGGGCTACTGATAACACTTATGACATACCTGAGATTGTCTTGGGTTCAAATGATGAGTATTACAGATCGTTAATTGATTCGAATACAGGAAACGACCCTGTATCATCGGCTGGTAGTTGGGAGCAATTACAGTTTGGCAGGGTTTGGAATACCAACATAACCTATGCTAAGAATGATACGGTTTATGGTGATGACGGTTTTTTATATATTTCGACTGTTGCGGCTAATGTTGCTAAATCACCTCCATTAAACAGTACTCATTGGAAACCGGCTACGAATCAAAATCAGGCTTGCATTGGTGCGGGTGCTGTCGATGCTATTACAGCTACATTACCCATACCACTACAATCATTAAACGACGAAACAATGGTAACGGTTAGGGCTTTAGGTGCTAACGTCACTACTACGCCCACCTTTGCCCCTGATGGTTTAACAGCTAAAACGATTACTAAGAATGGTAATCAAGCATTAGTAGCTGGTGATATATTTGGTGCAGGGCATGAATTACAGCTTAAGTTCAATTCAAGTAACGACGTATGGGAATTACTAAATCCTGCTGATGATATTAATGTTGTTGGTAATGTTCTTAATTCTACTGTAGAAGTTAATGTCAATGACAATATTTTAGAAGATAATTCAGGCGGATTAGCAAATATAACTCCTATAACCTCATCGGCTACTGACTTGGTTGTCTTGTCATCGATAACGGTAACCACAGGTGATATTATTTTTGTTCAGGGTTATTCGACAGGAACTAAGGGAGCTACAGCCGGAGGGCTTGAACTAAAGGCAATTAAAAGCTCAGGGACTGCAACTGTAGGCGCTTATTTAAGTGCCTCTGCCCTTGATCATGTTACTGGTGGCGCTTCTTACATAGGTGTTTCTCAAGCCACCACCGGTATTCTTAGTGGTTGGTTAGAAGTTCTAACTGGGGGATCTCTTGCTCTAAAGATGGTTGGTATCTCGTATGGGTCAGACTTCACAGGCGGAACTCAAAGATTCCAAGCAATGACATTAAGGGGCTAAATAAATGCAAGATTTAAACAGTAAAGTAACAGGATCAAAACTTACCGCCTCGGAATTTAACGAGCCTATGAGTGAGATACAGCAAGCTATCACTGACTCAGGGCAGACTCTAAGCTCAGGCGATTTAACGCAGCTTAGTAAAGCCACAAGCGCCAATGTAGCTAACAAGGCCGCAGCGGTATTGCTAACCCCTGTTAATAACAAGCTATATTTTATAGGCGGCACAGATGGCGGTTTATTTAAAGGCGTAACAGGGGCAGCGGCTAGTACCTACTCAGATAATGGTGGTGCATACTGCGGTACTGAGTTCATCCCTACAGGGGGTGACGGGAGTGCGGGGTGGTTGAGGGTTGATGGTGGGAATATAAATGCAAAATGGTTCGGGGCTGTCGGTGATGAGGTGACTGATTGTGTCACTTCTATAGGTTTGTGGCTAGATTATATTATAGCAAACCCAGTGCAAGGTGTTTTATTAGATGGCACGTTTCTATGCTCTAGTACTATCACTAAGACAGTCACATCAAAGTTAAAAATTAGAGGCAATGGGGTTCTAAAGGCATCGGGTACAGCCAGATTAGAGCATATAGTTTTTGACACAATCACAGATACTATAGACATAGACGGAATTACTATTGATGGCAATAATATAACAGCTAGAAGTCTTGTATTAGAAAGTCAATCAGTGGCATTAGTAGACATAGCCGATGTTATTTTAGGATCAGGCCTTAAAATAATAAATACAAAAGGCGGAAGTGGGTTTGCTACAGCTAATGGTGTCCGTATCTATGGAGGATTTAGAAAAGTATTTTTCGATGGATTGATAGACACAGTTGATAACTCCTTAACCACAGGCGGTATTACAGGGGGTATTTCAGTTAATGCCGCAGGAGGTGGAGAGGATTATACTAGAACTTTTGTGTGTGGCTCTAATAGTCGATTTATCGATATTAAGAATGATAACACTGTTTTAGCAGATGCTGATGGATTAAAGGCTACAGCAGGAACAGGACATACAGAAACAACATTAATAGTTTCAGCGGGAGCTTATTTTGAAAACTGCAAGGGTCGCGCTATTAAATCTCAAATGTCTAATAACTCGATCATTGCGCCTAATATATATAGGGATGCTTACGATGGGCTAGCAGAGATAGACGTTCAGTACGCGGGCGGGGTGGTTTCAAATGCAAACATAGTGCAGGATGGCTATACATCACCTAATACGATATTAGCGTCATACAGAACAGCACCTTTGAATAAGCAGATGTCTATTAAAGATAACATCTTGACGGTACTTGGTACGCCAGCTACTGATGGAGTGTCTATGGTTGAATTGGTTACAACAGATAACGCTATACCTATAGTTAATGGGGAGATTACAGGGAATAAGGCTTATGGTACTTTAGATTATTGTGTCTCTGTTCGGGCTGCGAATGTATCAGGTAACAGGGTGACTATTCGGGACAATTGGGTAGATAATGTTAATACAGCTTTCGCCCTTTTTTGGCGGTACGGATCTGGGACACCAATAACAAATGTCAATGTTTCTGGTAATGCTTGCGCTAATTCTGTGACGGGCAGGACATTAACAAATACAGCATTAAATGTAGAGGATGAAACTGCTAATTATAATATTACACGATTCGGAACTGTTCTCGATCAATACACTATCAGCACAGGGTCTATAGCCCCTATAAGGCGTAGAAATTTAGATTATTTTTCTATCGATACAGAAGCAGACGCAGCTAGTGATGATTTAGATACTATCACAGGAACTAATTTTGCTGTGGGCGATGTCCTTATCGTATCCGCTAATAGCAGCTCTAGGACAGTAGTATTAAAAGATGCTACAGGTAATTTACAGTTATCTGGTGATATAACTTTAGATAATGCACAAGATACCGCAGCACTGGTTTGGAACGGTGGTAACTGGTTAGAGGTTAGCAATGCTAATAATGGGGTTTAATTAAACTGTATTTCTCCCTATACCCATAATATCTTTAGCTTGTCTAAACAGGGATAATATTAGCCTCTACTCTAGGGTTGTCTTTATCGACATAGCCGAAGCACTCAGATGATCCTAAAACATGGTTGTAGTTATCATCGGGTAGCTTTCCTAATTCGACTAAGGCATCCTCAATAAATTTCTTGTGTATTGAAACAACATTACCAATATCAGTTAATCGCTTTGATTTAGGGAATAGCGTGTAATTAATGCAAACCTTATCCATAGGCTCTAAATCTTTTATTTGTTCGTTTATGATAGCTTTATAGTTGATCTTAGCCTTGTTTAATATCTGATAATGCGAGTTTCTATAATTATTTAAGTTTAGTATGAATTTCTTATGCTTTGATACGGGTACAGATA